GCGTCTCTCTATAGAATGTGGCATTAGACTTGGCCCCCGGTTTGCTCAGAAGCGATCAAGGTTAATGTTTCCTTGAACCCTTTATCTAACATTTTGGCTGCTTTTGCAAATTTTCTTGGAGAAAGGTCCTTTGGCATGATTTTTCTCCTAGTTAACCAGCTCTTTGCTGCGCGTATTTCAGCGGCGGTAAGTTGGTTACTTTTTGGCACGAACAGCCTTTGCAAGTGCTTTAATCAATTGTTCCATTTGTTCCTCAGTTTTAATAACACTATATGGCCCATCAAATCCACGTTCTAGCGGAGATAGTGCCTTATGGTCTATACCTTGCCGCAATGCACGAAGCAAATCATCGTTATGTTCTTTGGTCAATGGGCCACGATTTACAAGAGTGCTTAAATTTTCTTTTTGCTGTGCGGTTGCCCCCATCTTATTTGCTTCGCGTAAGGCTTCATCCTGCAATTTAAGTGCTAATTTTTCTTGTTCTGTTTTTGGCTTAATACCAAATGGATTACGAGAGCCAGGAGGCCGAAGTGTTACCGGTAATCGTGGTCCTGTTAGTTGCTTCATTAAGTTCCAAATTTTATCAACAGGTGCTGATTTTGCTTCTGGCGCTATAGCACCTAATGCTCCTCCTCCGAGTAATGCTGTTAAAGGATGTTTTAGTCCTTGCCAAGCAGCAGACATACCTTCACCTAAAAGTGAGTTACTAATGCTTGGAAGAAATTGAAGTCCTCCTTTAGCAATTTGGGTACCAATCAGACTCGCTGGACCAAGTGTTGCGGCTAACGCTGCACCTGTTGGATTACCTCTGCTTAATTCTTCAGCTCCAGTTAACTGCGACAAGCCTTTCGTTATCATTGAAGCTAAAGCGCCTCCTTGTGATAAAGGACTTAACGGGTCAGCTTGCCGGTTTCCATAAATAGCCTGTCGTTGACGTTCTTTAACGCCAGCCCAATAGTCCTCAAAAAAACCAGGACCAGAACTCTCTTTCCTAGGAAAATGCGTATGGCGTCTAGCTTCGTATGGCGTCATCTTGAATTTCTGCCTTGGCTTCATTAATAGCAATCTGTGAAGCCGCCTTTTCACGTTCTACATCTATTAGCGCATCAGCACGTTCACGGGCGAGTTGTATATCAGCCTCTGTTTTAAGAATTAACTGCTGAATTTCAGCATCAAGTTCTTTTTCATCCAGTTCCTGCTGGTTTTCGTTACGCAGCTTGTTTTCTTCTATACGGGCCTGAACACGAATACGTTCAATTTCCATATCCATCTGCGTTTGCGCCATTTTAATCTGCATGTCGAGTTGCGCTTTACGAGTTTTAGCTTCAATATCTGCTTGCGCTTTAGCCTGTGTAGACATGGCCTCGATTTGGATCATCATTTGCGCTTGTTGCATTGGATCAGGCTGATTTTGCTGCTCGCCAACCGGAGGTGGTGGTGGGCCGATCATGGGTTGTGGATTCTGATTAATAATAGTAGCTGCCGCCTGACTAATTTCTGTATCTAGTTCAACGGGCGTTGGCGGCACATCATCATCTTTTCTACCCAACGGCGGCATAGGCGCAGCCATTTGTGCCTGAAGCATGGTTCTATAATAATAAGCCTGATGTTCTGCTCGGTGGCTCACATACGGCATAAAGAACTGTTGTTGTTGCTCAGGAGGAATGCGCTTAAACCAATCATCTAATACGGTCATATGCGCCATGTGGTCCTGGTCTTCATATGCTCTAACGGGCCTTCCCATCATCATAAAGGAATTTTCCGTTACAGCATCTCGGCGATCACCGCTATCCGGATCTTTAAGTATTTCGTCATAGTTGGGCATCCGAATAGCTTCATACATTCTCTTCAGTGTTTTATATTGGTCATGGAATTGCGGAAACTGCGTAGCCATTTGCATCATGGCCTGAGCCTGAGCAATACGCTGCGTTGAACTGAAGGTGTTAGGATCGGAAACGGGAATTATATCAATACGTTCGTCAAAATCAGCCCTAAGAATAACTTCTTGGGTTTTTGTACGATACGGATATCGGTCCGGTAGATAAATGCCATTCAATTTAGCTATCAGCTTGAATTCTTTACGCTGACTACTATGCAACCGCTTATGAACAGCTGAAAATACTCGGCTGTTTTCCTCCAACAGCGCCATCGTTGTTCCAACAGGCGTGTTTTGGTTTGCATCGGCAAGATTTGTTTCTACGGTGTTTGCGAACTGCTTGCCCGTTTGAACAACAAACTGAAGAAGAGCCATCATAGTCTGACTAGGCTCTTTAAACGGCAAAGGCATAATCGCCTTTTTAACGTCATCTACGGCTGCGTCTATATCTGTAAATTCACCAGGGGCAATCTCCATATCGCCGCCCTTAACGCGACCCCTTAATTTGAATCCTCCCTGCATATTGGCAAAAGCAGCGGCATCCAGTAGAGCTCGCAATGCTCCGGTGGCGGCTTTACCCAATCCACCAATAATGTGATACAGGCCGTAACCGTATGGACCCAGCCCCGGCAGGAATTTGTAAGAAACAAACCAAACATTCTTTTTAAACTTGGTATCGCCTTCGTCCCAGTTACGACGAATAGCAACAACTTTTTCAGATTCCTTGTGAATCGTAATAACTACGGGTTTTTCCGGTTCATCTTTTTTAGATAAAACATCAGAAAACGTATGAACCTCTAATAATTCTACAGGCGCATCGTTATCAGCATAAACGGCATCTATACCGTCAATTTCCTGTACGGTTGTTTCTCCTGTAGATTCATCCCGAGTTGGAACAGGTAAATAAAAGCCATTTGCTACATATTGATTATATTCATGGCGAGGAACTCGCAGAACATGGGTATACCGTGAAGCTGATTCTAAATCCGTAGCTCCTGCATCAATAACAAAATCTTCAGCTTGCACAAACCGACTGGTAATTCGCCTAAGATTAATATCAAACCAGCTTTTCTTATATGTTTGACCAACCAGCGGGAGATGGAACAACATCTGATCAAGATCAGGAAAATATTCCGGCATTTCCTCCGTTAGCTGGTAGTTCATATAGGTAGAAACACGCTCAGCCTGTTTTTGTGTTTCTTCTGTTGGTTCGCCTAAAATTGTAGTGCCGACTGGGCCTCTGGGCGGGAATAATTCAGTAATAGCCTTGGCCTGAAACTGGGTAGCAGCCTCAGCAATCATTGGATGAACAACATTGGTCAAACGGCGGCTTTCTCTTGCCCCGCCTTGCGGATCAATTTGCCGTTCATCTGGTTTAAGGGTTTCTAGGCCATGGGTATAAACTCTAAGCCAGTCCTCACGAGCGTTAACATCATCAGAATAGTCGTCTAAAATAGACGAGGCCAGCCTGTTTTGATCTTCAAGTTCTAATGTTTCCGCTAAGTTAGCGTCCCATTCCCGTAAATCAAGTTCTTCTATTGTGTCTGGTTCGGGGGTACCTATTAAAAAGCTACCGTCAGGCATTTCCTCCAACGGCACATTGCTGAGTGTATCTTCAATAAGCTGAAACGGTGGTGCATATTCAGCCATAAATAGCTCCAGGTAGATTTACTACGTTTGATTCATTAAACGGGTCATCACGGAAGGCTGTTTCTGGTTCCCACTCATCATCTTCTGGCGGCTGAGCATACCACATTGCGCGTAGACGAATTAAGGCTTGGGTTACAGTATCTACTATGTCGGCGCCATCCCCTGATGGGAAAACGGCGCAGTGCCTTATTACCTCTTTTGCCCAACGTCGGTCAGGATACCACACTAATCCAGATTCTAGCAAGGCGCTCGCCGCATGGGCGCGGGCCACTTTATCACGATCTGGGGAATACGGTATGGTGGGTATTCCCATCTGACGTAAATCCTGAATTAAAGACTGCCCGCTGGCCTTCTTTTCTATGAGGACCGCGTCTGGCGAAAATTCTTCATACAGTTCTTTAGCTGCCCTTCTCAGATTGGGGAATGAGCACCTGTCCCGCCAACGGTGAAGCAGCATGATGTTATAGCGGCTTCCGTAACTGAATACTCCCCATGTTGTACAGGCTGAATAACTGGCGGTATCTTTTTCACTAAAGGCCGTATCCCAAGACTGGAGAACATATATCAATTGCGGGTTGGCATCTCTTTCCCATAAGCGCCACCATTTTTCACGGAGGATGCCACCGCCTTTCGGAGCGGGCCGTTGCTGAAGTTGCCCTGCCGTTGCATATTCGCCCAGGCTGCTACTTAAATTCGAAATGGCTTTTTCATTAAAGCGACTGGGCCACAACAGTTCGTCTTCCTCGGAGCGGGGGTCTTCTGGAATACTGCAATCCGGCAAAATTGAAAAATATATGTGCGGGTGATTGGTCTCATATTTTGCTGGCACACATAAATGAGTCCATTCTTCCGGTTCTGTCTGAAATTTGTCTGCTACGGCTTCGGCCTGTTTTCGTAGAATATGGCCCGTTAAATCACGTTCATGCACACGCTGCATAATGATAACGAAAGCACCCGTTTTGGGATCATTCAACCGCGAGGGTACCGCCGTGTCCCACCATTCTAAAACATCCTGCCTAACCAATTCACTTTCGGCCTGTTTAACATTGTGCGGGTCGTCTATTACTATTATGTCGCCGCCTTCACCCGTTAAGCCGCCGCCAACGGATGTAGCAATACGATGCCCGTTGCGGTTATTTTCAAAGCGTTGCTTTTGGTTCTGATCGCCGGTTAGCTGAAATATATCGTGCCAATTGTCCTGGTACCACTTTGAAGTCAACAATCGTCTGCACTTCACGCTGTCCCGTGTAGATAGGGACTGGGCATAACTAGCAAACAAGAACTGCTTGTTGGGCTGGTGTATCCATGTCCAGCAGGGAAATGCCACCGAACAGGTTAGTGACTTCATGTGGCGGGGCGGTATGTTGATTATCAGCCGTTGCAGCTCGCCTCTGCTTACCGCTTCCAAGTGCTCGCAAATTGCTTCAATGTGCCAGTTGTCATAATACCGGCGTCCAGGTTCTAGGGTGTCCCAGGCACCTTTAATAAACTCGTGCATGTAGCGGCTTTGTAACTCGCGCTCTACGGCTTGCGGCGTCAAACTGTGGGCAAGTTCCTGTAGGTCATTCATGCTGTACGTTTGGGCTTCCAGCCGGTCTTTCGCAACGTGCCATAAACATACGCTTTGGCTCGTTTGCCCTTCAGACCCTTTTTATGTGCTCGTCGCTTTAACTTCCGTTCAAGCGGCTTGGGCATTACTTCTTCTTCTTCTTGCTCTTTTTCTTTTTCTTCTTTTTCGGGCGTCCTCGTTTACTTCCATACGTTCCGGGTCCATACGGCATGCTACAGCTCCTTATCTAACTGCTCCGCTTCAACAATTAACGTGCTCAACTTCTTACGGCGATCTAATTCCACGCCGTGGGTATCACGCACATGTGACTCTAACTCTACCTTCGTCATGTTGGCGTAATCACTTGAGGGCATCGGGGGCGGCGGTGGTACAGGAATCGTTGACGCTGGGGGACCACCCCAAGATACTTCCGAATCTTTTACGGTAAATTCAGCCCCGGCGGGTTTTCCACTGCCAATCAAGTATTCTTCAAAATCGGCTTTACTCATGTTTTTACTGAAATCAGGTGAAATTCTAATTGTAGGCATAAATAAGATCCTCTCTTCTAACCACAAATACCAAAAATTTGTTCAATTGGCAATGGTACCTTATCAGAAGGAGGGGGTGAATAAAATAGCGACGTGTGACGAAGGTCGGGGTGCGATTTCATGTGAATATGGTACCAGATATGAAATGTGGGGGGTGGGTCGTTCTTTTTCCGATGAACCCTGCGATCATCCTGCCGCACGGAACCAGAAGTCATAGGAAGTACGGAACCAGAAGTCATAGGAAGTACGGAACCAGAAGTCATAGGAAGTACGGAACCAGAATCACACACCTTGTGAAAATTGTAGGCCACAAAAAACCCCTAGCCAAATTGGCTAGGGGTTTAGTGCGCCTAGGCTTTAGGCAGGGTTAAAACAATAAACCCTTTGTTGTGTGCCAACGTTGGGTTGTTTTTTGTGCAAGGCCCGCATGCGCTTTTGCGGCATGCGGCATAATATGTACTAACCGTTACCCCTGCCATGCGGCGCAAAAT